CAGTTGATAAGCTACTCACTGTGTGGCCTGATGCCCCAGTTGGAATCCTTGCGGCCAGCCTGAAGAAGTTTAATCAAACAGCGCCGATTGTTGTTGCCAGTAGAGATACGCTGGCCTCAAAGAAACGCTTAGAGAAATCATACCCGTTCGACTACATCATCATCGATGAGGCCCACCATGTTGGTCCCCAGATGAGCAGCCGATACCGAAAGATCATCGATCACTTTGAAGAGATAGGTTGCCCCAAGATTATGGGTGTAACTGCTACGCCCTACCGTATGGGGCAGGGGTACATCTATGGTATGGATGATCACTTCTTTGGGGGCATAGCTTACAAGGCTACCATCCCCTCGCTAATCAAGCAGGGTTATCTATCCAGGTTGTCATCGTTCAAGGTAAACAACGATGCCGTCATCGATGCGTCCAAGGCTAGGGTCAAGTTCAAGGGAGGGGATTACAGAGAGTCGGACCTTGAAGCATTGGCCATCGTAGATGACACCATCTATGCCATCATTAACGATTGGTTAGAGAAGGCTTACCTGAAGGGCAGGAAGAGCACGGTGTTCTTCTGTGTCAGTGTCCTTCACGCGAACAAGATGGCGTTGTTCCTGCAGAACCAGGGGGTTAGCGCGGCCTGCGTGACGGCTGAGACTCCAATGGATGAGCGAGAAGATATCCTTGGAAGGTTTGAAGAAGGCACTCTAAGCGCACTGTGTAATGTTGCGGTCCTGACTGAGGGATGGGACGCGCCTCGTACCGACTGCATCGCATTGCTCAGACCTACCAAGTCGCTTGGCCTATACGTTCAGATATGTGGCAGGGGTATGCGACCTTGGCCAGACAAGGATGATTGTCTTCTCTTGGACTACGGTGGAAACATGGGCCGTCATGGCTGCATTGATGTCGCTAGACCTGAGCGCAACAAGAAAGATGATGAGGTTGTCGATAAGGAGATGATCTGGATATGTGATGAGTGTCTGTCGGTCAATGACATAGATGATAAGAACTGCAGGGAGTGCGAAGCACTCAAGCCACTGCCTCCGGTATCGGAAGAGCTTGAAACTATTAAGGATGAGGTCGGAGCATCTGAAACAATCATCGCTGCAGAAGGCAATGTGCTATCGGATGAGTTGGGTGAAGCTGACATCATTGAAGTGCAAGAGGCAGTGGAGTTTGTTCGCGCTGAAAGGGCTGTATCAAAGAACGGTAATGACTACCTGAAGATCATGTTTAAGACTGAGGAAAACTACTGGCCTAGATCTACCGCACTCATGATGACCATGAATGGTAAGCCTAGGGCGGTAGCTGAAAAGAAATGGAGGATTATGTCGAGAGGTTTTGATCTTCCTTACAGCATTGAGTCAGCAGTCCAGATGGTAGACAGAGGGGCGCTGCTTGAGATAAAGAAAGTTAACCTAAGAAAAGAGGGGAGGTACTGGAATGTCATCGGAGTTACTTTTTGAAGAGATGGATAAGCGAATAGCTGAAGACAACGATAGGTTCAGGGGTCACATGGGGATGAGTGTGATCGGTGGTGATGATGAGCGAAAGATATGGATGGACTTCCACTGGTGTTTGCCGTCTTCATTTGAGGGCAGGATGCTCAGGTTGTTTGACCTGGGCAATCACATCGAGGATCAACTGGTTCACTTCATCAAGAAGACTGATGTGTTCGATGTCTCTGCAGTAGATGGTAACGGTGATCAGTACCGCGCATCCTACCTGGGAGGCCACTTCGGTGGTAGTTGTGATGGCTTTGTTAAGCGAGTGATTGATGAAGACCCAGAACAGGTGCTTGTCTTTGAGGCTAAGTCAGCCAACAACACTAGGTTTAATGCGCTTGTTAAGCTGGAGGATTATCAGGCATGGTCTAAGACATATCAGTGGCAGATACATTGCTACATGGGGTGCTTTGATCTGAAGAAGACCATGGTTGTTGTCATGAATAAGAACAACAGCCAGATCTATTCAGAGATCATCGACTTTAATCCAGAGATATGGGAGCAGGCTCAAGAGAAAGCTAAGAGGATCATCTCTTCTGACAAGCCCGGCGCTGGTTTGAACGAGACTGATTGGCGGTTAAAGAATGAGACTGAACAGTACAGGGGTACTTACCTCGGCCATCGCTTACCGCCATCAGTTAACTGCAGGAACTGTGACTCCTGTGAGCCTGATATGGAAAGCGATAAGGCAGCATGGCACTGCAGTAGATTCAGTAAAGACCTGACCCTCGATGAGCAGAAGCAGGGGTGTCGGGATCATCGATGGAATCCCAACCTTGTTAGGGCAGACCTCATCGAGGAGGAATGCACTGATGATGTCATGGCGTACCGTGCTGGTATCTTTACGTTCTACAATGTCACGGCAGATAAGCTAGGAGATAAGCACTTCAGCAGCCCTGAGATGCGTGAGCTCTCCAAGATAGACTATATGTTTACTGGGATATCTGACATGGAGAAACTAAGAAACTTCTTTGACGGGGAGTTCGATAACCTAGAGAAGGTACAAGTTATGGACGAGGATAATACTCCGTTCTAGGTAACTCTCTTGGATCGACAATGATCTGGATAACGAGCCCTGGATACAGGGCTTCGACTAACTTCTTCTTCAACGAGAACACTGCCGTTATAATGCCCTTGGTGTCCTCTACAATGACATCTTCTCCGCACTTATACCTGAAGTCAGATATATATTTGCAGATCTTCTTGCCCTCTACAACGCACTCATATGGTATCTGTACCTCAAGGTCATAGATGTAGCCTTGATCTTCCATACCCTTTAGGATTTTGTACCTAGCGCCCTCAAGCTTAGAGTCGAAGACGATGCCATCGTACTCAACCTTCTTTGCAAAGTACTTACTCTTACGCTTACGTTGAGGTATCAATTAAAGTCCTAGTAGTTTTCTCATTTCTTCTTGACGCAAAACTTGTGCTGCTTTTTCTTGAGGATTAATCTCTGATTTTCTCTTGAATATTGAAGCAGTTGATGGCTCTGGAATGTTAACTATAGGTCTTTGTATTTGCGGAGATAGCTGTTGATTAAGATCTCCTGCGTACTGTCTAGAAATTTCTTCCATGTCAGGAGTGTTTCTAACTTTGTTTTCATTAACTTCGTAAGCATCAGTGAATACGCCAGGAGGTGGAGCATAAGGGATAAAGTTATTGTTAACAACATTTTGCCAATCAGAAACTTTAGCATCTTGCAATGTTTTGTATATTTCTCCCTTGCTTACTCCAAGATATTCTGCGTCATCGACAGCAACTGAAAGATCTTTAAGAGCTCTGAACCTAATCTCGTTGGCTTTCTTGTAAGCGTTCAAATACTCTTCGGGAACTCTGTACCCGTGAGTTTTTCTTAGTCTTCTTAATTCTTCTTGAGCAACTCTCAACTCACCTGCAGCTTCTGTGGCTTTATACTTTAGCTTAGTTTTAATATTCCATTTGATACCTTTAACGCCGCTCATGGCTTCAGTCATTTCACCAAAAAAATCTACCTGTCTTTTCGACCTATCACTAACACGATATTTAGGATCAATCAATTGGCTTTCGACAAGGACAGACCTTGGCAAATCTCCAACATCAAACCCTCTAAATGTAGCGTAAGTAATTTTTTCACCTAAAGTTCCATCTCCAGGGATAGACTTAGCTGCTTTTAAAAGGCTTACCTTTGGGTTTAATTTAACGGGAGATATTGTGGGGACAAGCCCATTCAAGACATGAGCAATAGCTGCGTATGACTTTTCTCCAAGACTTAAATTAGTAGCAGAGTCCCAAACTCTTGAACCAAATTTTGTTTCTCCATCCCTGATAAACACATCATTAATTCTTTCTGTAACCATAGACTCCCCAAGGAAAGGAGAAAACATATCTTGGTACATCATTCCAATTGCGTCTGAGGCTATCCGAGTATATTCTTTTTCTGAAGTAACTCCGTTGTCTACCGCTTGTTGTATTGCAGAGAATGGCCTAGTCAAATAATCATAAGGCATGGTGTAGGAGAGGTTAACAACCTCAGTTATATTACCTTTATCGTCTGTACTAATAGGGATTAAGGTTGCTGTTTTTTCCCAAGGAAAAGCAAACGATCTTTTAAAGGCGGCAACCTGTTCTTCATTAGCGCCTGTAGCCATCATGCCTACTGCAGTAGCTCCTACTGGAATACCTGTAGTCATAGCGCCAAAGCCTAGAAGTCTTTCCATTCCTCTTTCTCTAAGGTAAGGATTGTCGCTAGACAATTCCTTAATAGCTTGACCTAATATATTTGTAGATGTCCTTATTATCTCTGCTGGATAAGCAATGAAGTTTCCAAGCGGAGTTCTCCTTAGCATCTGAACGATCTCAGGAACTCTCTCGTAATTAGGAACAACATCTCTTGTTATTAAAGCAGCCTCTTCTGCGGCAAACTCTTTAATTAATTTTTTATTTTTTAAGTCAAGAACATTTAGGTTGTTTGGATCAAGGCCAGCTTCCTTCGCCATTTGTATTTGTTTGCTGGTTGTAGCCTTCATCATGAATGGAACTTTCTTAACTTGAGAACTTGTTA